CGTATCCATTCCGGGAAGATGTTGCAGAAACGGAAGGAAGACCCTCAAAAATCGGATTCCAAAGGTAATTTCGATTACAGCGAACAGGAATTGAACCCGCACGACATCATGGCGTTCACAGTATTCAATCCGCGCGCCTTTGAATACATCTGGCGTCCGTTCCAGCCGAAAGGATTACTTGTCTTTAGCGAACTCCCTCCGCACGTGCAGTCCACTCTTTTGGGGGAGGTGCTGAAACAGGTAACGATGGAACTGGGATGGCTGTATATCAATGGCGAGTATGTGGACGGTACTGACGACACCTTATTGATGGACGGCATCCTGACACAGGCGGCAAAGGTAGATGAAGTGATCAGAGTAGAGACTTCGGCTACAACGATGATCAACCGCCTGAAAGAATTACGCCGTGCTATCCCTGTCACACTGCGCAGGAATCCAAACCTACGCATCCTTATGAGCGTGGATGATTTTGACACGTATGACGATGAGTTGACCGAGCGTGATTCAAAGAACGCCGACGAAACCGAAGTGAACAAAAAGCGGTACAAGGGTATTACCATCGAGGTATTAACCGACTGGCCTCAAGGTTTGCTGGTTGCTACTCCCTGTTCTTCCGGATTGGACGGTAACTTGTTTGCAGCAGTTAATCTGCAGGATGACGAAAATGTGATTCAGGTTGATAAACTGTCAGCGCCGAGTGAACTGTATTTCGTCAAGATGCTGATGAAGGCAGATACGAATATTGCTTTCGGTGAAGAGTTTGTCGCTTTGGATTGGCGTGATGATCCGGTATTTGAACCTGAAGGATAAAATCTAACAAGTAGTATTATGGCAAAGCAAACAGAAAATCAGAACGGAAAAGCGGGAGAACAAATGTTCGTACAAGCTGATGGAAAATCGATTGACCTCGTCTACAGAGAGGAACAAACTCAACCGGTAGACACCGATTCGGATCAGGTGAATCCAAACGATTCAATAGAAACTAAGGAACAGCAAGTTGAGATTGTTGTAGTAAAAACATTCCGGGACAAAAACGACCACAAGACGCGGTATAAGCCCGGAACAGAATTAGTATTTGACAGGGAACGTGCCGACGATGTTGTAAAACGAGGATTAGCAAAACTAAAAGACAATGAGTAATCCTTTGAAATACTTAATCATTCATTGCACTGCAACGCCGGAAGGCCGTGAAGTAACCTCCGCCCAAATTCGTGCATGGCATACCAGTCCGGTATCACAGGGTGGTCGTGGATGGAAACAGGTCGGTTATACCGATATGATTCATCTTGACGGAAAGGTGGAACGTTTAGTTGAAAACAACGAGGATGCTAATGTCGATGCTTTTGAGATAACCAATGGCGCAACCGGCTACAATTCCGTCAGTCGCCATATTGTCTATGTCGGCGGAGTGGAAAAAGACGGAAAGACGCCCAAAGACACACGCACTTCGGAACAACTGACAGCATTGGAAAACTATGTGAAAGACTTCCACAAACGTTTTCCAAATGTGAAAATCATTGGACACAGGGAAGTTGCTGCAAAAGCCTGCCCTTCGTTTGACGTTCAAAAGTGGCTTAAACAAATTGGTATTAATCAATAAATTTTATTAATCGGGCGAAAGCCTATAAAAAACAAACAAAATGAAACATTTACTTTTATTATTGACGCTGACTTTCAGCTTATGTGTGTTCTCTCAAGCGGCTACCAATGTGGTATCAGACGATAATGCCATTGTATCCGCCGTTGATCAACCTGCATCTTCGCAGGATTATTCTTTTGCTGCCGTTACTGAAACCGATATCGAAAATCCGGCAAACCCATTTAGCGGTATTTTTGAAACCTTTTTTGCATTAGTCGCTTTCTTGCCTATCGCCATCCAGTTCCTGAAAAAATTAATAATTCCAAAGGTGGATGGTATCTGGGCGCAAATCTTTAGTTGGGTGATCGGTATTGCAATAACATTGGTGGGATGGCTATTACACTTTGGCTTCCTTGACGGATTGAGTTTCTGGATCGCCCTGTTATATGGAGCGGGCGCTTCTTTGGCCGCTAACGGAATATTTGATACAGGGATAATACAGGCCATATTCGGGCTGTTTGGAAAAAAAGTAACTGAATAATAGCCTCCTGCATAATTATGGAAATAGCGGTTCTTGATATTATAAATATTCTGACAACTTCCGTTGCAGGTGTGGTTGGATGGTTTATCGGACGAAGGAAACAGCGGAACGATTTTCTGAGCGAACTCCAGGCGTCAATTAATCTGTTGTCTGAAGAAAACAAGAAGTTGATGGCAGAGGTTATTGAACTGCGAAAAGAAAACGCAAAACTTATTTGTAATCAGGAATCTTTAAAATTAGAGGTTGAAAAACTACGGAACGAGAACGAAATATGCAGGAAGCATTTCGAGCTAATTAACAAAGCGTTTAATAAACAGAATGAAACATGAAAAAATTCCTTTTACTGATAATTAGTATATTCCTTTGCTCATGTAAGACAAAACAACCGTATGTTGTTCCTCCGGCAGAATATAAAGAAGTAATTGTAGAGCGGTTAGTTCCCTACGAAACCCCTGCCGATTCCACGCAGTTCTACGCGCTTCTGGCGTGCGATTCTCTAAACAATGTGATTCTGAAGGAATATTCCGAGTATAAAAGTCAAAGGATTGAAAGCCAGTTATCGCTTAATCAAAATACTTTGACCTACAATACTTATCATCCTCCTGATACGGTTTACGTAAAGGCAACCGAATCCATACGCACAGAAAAGATACCGTATCCGGTGGAAGTTCCCGTAAAAGTGAATGAACTCACCAAATTTCAGTCTTTTCAAATGAAAGCGGCATGGACGATGGAAATCATACTGGTTTGTTTTATAGCATTTTCAGTAATCAGGACAGATATTTTCAGTATAATCAAAAACTTAATAAAAAAATGACTTATGGCAGTTAATGATGGATATATTTATGGATTGGACGAGTTTTATTTCGATGGACATAAACTCGGCTACATCAATGAGGACGGGGTGCAATCCGGAGGGGATGCACCAACGACCGTTCAAGTACGCGCCGCACAGGCAAAAAACGCCGTTGTTAAAACGATAATGACATCTCCTGGTGTTGACCGCTTTACGATTATTGTAATCGAACTGAAGCCGGAAAATATCGTTCCTATTTTTGGTGGAACTGTCACGGCAGGTGTTTATACGGCTCCACGCGTAAAGGAGACAAGGGAAGGCCGCGCCTTTATCAAGTGCTTTAGCGGACATAAAATTGATATACCGAAGGCGATGCTTACCAGCAATCTCACCAGCGGAATTAACCTGGCAAGCGTGCTTTCTATCACGTGCAATATCGAGGTTGCAATACCGGATGACGAAAACATCGGGCCGTTTGTGATTCATCCTCCCGGAGCAATAGTTCCCGACGATCCTTCAGAGCCTACAGGATGATGGACAGGGAAGAACTAAAGGCTTCCGAACTAATCTTAGACCTGGGCGTTGCGATCCCCATTCGCCCGCTCAGGTTTTTGAATTTTAAAGGGAAGCGGAAGAACGTTACTATTCGCCGTCCGTATCTGGGAGGACTGATACGGATGTGCCAACAATTTATGGAACTTGGAGTATCGTATGAAGGGATGAAAGACTGGAACATGGAGCAAAATATAACATTTATCGGAGAACACGGGAAAAAGGTCAGCCTTTTGGTAGCCGGAGCAATTGTAAGAGGGAATCTTACTTACAGGCTGTTTGGTTGGTGGGTAGCCTGGTGGCTTCGATGGCGCGTTCATCCTGTTTTTATTTCCGAAGCGATGTTTCAATTAATGGACAATGCCGATATACGCCCTTTCAAAAATATTATCAAACTGGCGGAGGAGAACAATCCGATGAAACCCAGATTGAGCCACTGAAGCAAAAACGGGAGTTAACGACCGGACGAATGGACGGTTCCCATAGCCCGTTCGGATTTATTTGGCAAATAGCATCACAAACAGGATGGAGTACCGGATATATACTTTGGGAAATACCTTATCCAACGTTACTGCTGATGCTAAGCGACGCTCCCCGCTTTGTGAGCGCCGACGAACTAAAGAAAAAAAAGATTAAAGACAGGAATCATAAAACGAGACAAAACG